GATTATAATTGATCATTTATCTATTGAATTATATGATGACTTGAAACATTATTTAATTTTTTGAAGACGCTTTTGCTCTTCATCATGCTTTTTCAGTGTTTCAATAATTAAAGCAATTGTGGGGTATACTATATATTTGAAAACCATCAAGCTAAAAAAGAGTACAACTATAAGCACAGCATAATGCCATAGTTTATTGAAGAAGCCAGAAACATTGAAATCTAAGAGTGTTGATATTTCTTCGCCTACCCTGCAAATCCAAGTTCCGCACTTGTTGTCATGTTGCAACAGAACTGGGGCATGACCTATGGTCCCTATTTCAAGCATTGGCCTTCTTTTACTAAGAGTAACAGGTATCTTTGCTTCAGTGGAACAGATTTTAATGTGAATAAATTTGATATCACTCTGGCACAAAAACTTATCTGAATAATGATATTTGGATGGGTCCAATTTGATCCTAGAAAGCATTGATTTACAATCTGATTTTACATCGCATATTGCACTTATTGCTGTTCTAATTTCAATATCACATTGTATGCCATTAATACAATTATGACATCCAACACACTTCCCGCCAATCTCAACTTGAGGGTTTTCTTGATAAAGTTTATACTGCATATCTCCCAATGTTAATTGCAAAGACAGTATACCTAGGTTTTTTTCGTGGTATGCTATTTCTGTTGTCTGTTCATCTACATGATCTATTGTCATCTTTTCATCTTCAAATAAAGCTCTGCAAGAATCATAAGCATTTTCAAAACATTTCCTTATTATTATATCCTTCCTGCTTGCAGCATGGCATCTGTAGTCAACCTTTGGGGTGCCTTTTCCTATAGTTGTGTGATTGTAATATTGAACATTACCACAATAGTTTGAAAATTCTCCTATATTGTTGATCTGCCCATGGTAAACTCGATGTTGTTTTATAGCAACCATTTGTGGCAAGTTAAATGCTTCTACAGTTTTAAATTGTGCATTTATTTTGCCTGTAATTAGAGCCTGAGTGCTATCTAAAATGACACAATAGGTGTCATGTGATGATGTCACACATAATTCAATGCTTGATTTTTCTTCTGTTTCCTTTCTGTATATGTCCATTTCTGGTTTAATGATATCTTTACATTGACCATAAAAACAGCCTACATTGATAGCAAGACAGCCAAATTCCTCACATCCCCAGGTGCTTGTTGATTCTTTTGTGAATTCCATCCAAGTTTCATCTCTAAGTTTTACGTGTTCTGGACAAGCACCTGTGCATTTTTCAGAATGAACACTATTATAGCTGATAGTAGGTCCTGTTCTATAAAGTAGATTATAAGCACTTGACACGTTTGCAGATTTGATAAACACAATTAGATCCATAACATGAACCCCATCTGGTGTATTAACATTTAAGCCTATGGCTTCACCAGCAATAGCACTCATATCTAAATTGAATGACATGCCTTCAATGCCAGTGGTTGTCTGTGTGCCTGTTACTGTTATTGACTTATATGTTGGCACAATGCTGGGTAAGCCTGCAGTTTTTTTGTATTCAAAGGTTGATAAGGTACTATAAAAACTTTCTTCAAAATGTGCTCTGTAGTTCTCTAAGTCATCAATTTGCTGAGATCTTGATCTTATAACTTGCTGTTTAGGAACTGATATTGTACAATTCTTTAGCAGTTGAGGATTCCTTGGATAGACTCTCTCACATTTTGGTTTAAAGCAAATTTGGTCTAAGTGACCGCTAGTACCATAAGCACCTGTTGCAACCTGCTCATAATACAAATTACTTGCACATTTAACAATTTGCCTCATTACACCTCCAAGTTCACAAAACCCCTTCTCTCGCATTCTGCAACTTCCCCTTGAGTGAGAATACTTAGTCTCAAGTTGGTACTCACCTGCGTCAATGCAATTTCGGTTAATCCTGTTAAATTCTGTGAGCTCCTCAGTTGTAAAACTTGGGAAAAATAGATCACAATTTGCATCTCCATAGCAAATGTTGCCTGTATTATTTGCATAAGTTTGGTCCCAATGGTAAATTTTCTTTGTTTCACATAAGAGGTAGTGAGTTGGGCTAGTTCCTAGTCTTGGAGATGTGCAAAAAACTTTTTTGCAACTTGATTTCCCTGCTTTCTGTGTTCTAGGTGAGACAAATTGAGATGCCCTAGTGTTAATAGGCCTTGTAAGTCCAATAGTGCCAAGTGAAGGTGCTGTGGCTTTACTTAATCCTGCTTTGGAAGTCACATTTAGTGCAAGATAGATGATGTTGTCTAGATATGGAAATTCTTTATACATCTCAAGTATCTCATTTGTGAGTTTTACAAATTCTGCATCATTCTTTTTTGTTATCATATATTTTACTTTTGCCATTGTTGTTGGGTGAATTAAACCAGAAAGTGCCTTCAGCAGACTCTCTGAGTCTTCAACAAGCTTAGCATTGTCTGTTAGTAGTATGTCAGCATTTGTTTTTGATTTCAGGTTCTTCGTCAGCACATCGCAGTGCATCTCATTCTTCATACACTGGCAAGGGTACAGCTGAACAGAATGCTTACATAAATTGATTTCTAGCACTTTAGTTTTGATTTTCCACTTGATATACATATCGGACTCTTTAAAATCAAATGACATGAATGTGTTAGTTATTGCCCAAATTGATTCCCTCATTTGTACGGGTCTAAGATAATGATCTTCATATGAATCAGTAATAATTTTCTCATAATTTGATTTGTACTTTTCTAAGCGGCCAATTTCAAAATCTTCAACATCAGAAAATAAATTGTCCAGTTTTGATTTAATAGAGCCGCTTGCACCTTCAGCTTTTACTTTTTTCTGCAAATTGAGGCCCCAACAATCTGTGCTCTCAATGTTTGTATCACATTTCGATGCCATTGCAGCCGGAACAAGGAGTGGTAAAAAAACCATAAGCGATATCAAAAGCATGAATTTATATGTTGATATATGTATGTCTGAAAAGCATATTCTACTTCTTTGGTGGACTACATACATCGGGTTTTCATCAGTACATCCACATAAACAGGTTCCACATTTATTTGTCCCAAATTCGTCAATTTTTATGCCATGCTTCTTATGATACATTTTGCAATCATGACAATTATAGACAAAACGGTTCAAAATTTTGTGTGGGCATTTAAGAAGTATCACAGCTGCCAGGATAAAGCCAATTACAAGAGGAGTTAAGAACAAAGCAACATATCTATATATCTCATTCACATAAGCAGATTTTATAGATTCTTTATAAATTTTAGGTAGGTCATCAATACTGTAACATGGTTCAGCACCAATTGGAGTTACAAATGACAAAACTAGTAGTGATAAGAGTATGGACAAAACCAAGCCGCAACCTTTAGATTTGCACATCACCCTTGCAGTCATAATATACTTGTAACCTTGACACAAACCAGACAACCTATGGATTTTCAATCTTTCTGTTGAAGTATATACAGTTCCGCATACACATATTGTGGAGCATTTTGTGAAAGGATGTGAAGCTAAACCACAATTTTGACACATCTTACATGATTTGCCGTAAAATTTACCATAGATGTAAGAAATTGGAATAAAAAGAGGAATGAGTAAATATGAAATGTATGTTTTTGCTGCAATCATAAAAATGCAGAAGATCATAAGGGTGAAAACAAGTAGTATTATTGTTTCTATATTTGTGCAGATAGCAACAGACATATATTTTGGAATCAGCCTGTGTGACAGCATTTGGTAACATTCAATATGGTTTTTAAAGCAAGCATGCATTGAGTAAGCTTTCATGCCACATTGTATTTTTACATGCTCGCATGTGTGTTTGAGTGAAACACTAGTGCTGGTTTTAAACCAACCTGATGTTATAGTTGTGCCACTCACCTCAAAATAATTGAGAGATGTTGTTTCAAAAATAACTAAACCCAGCTCTTTATCTATTTTTATAATGCAATCATTTCTACAAATATATTCTTCTGACTCAAGATGTCCTTTGTCATCAACAGACAATATCATTAATGGTCCTCCAATCATCCTTTCCGGCCTGCAATTCTTCCAATCATCAATCATGAATTTTCTATAGATTCTAGTAGTGAACTGGGTGTGTTCATTGCCTTTTTGTAACGCTTCTGTTTCAACTTTTATTACACTGATGTCATCTTTGAGACACATGTGGGGTAAAGCCACCTCAGAAGCTATCTGCCTGATCAACTCTCCACCTTGGAAACATCTTTCAATAGATGCTGCCTTGCAACAGACTAAATAAGTCAAAATTACAATTAGCATCCTCATTTTTGAACTTTATTTCTCACTCAGAGTTTTAAAAGGTTTTTTGCTCAAG